ATATTAGAGAAGAATATAGCAGCAGGTATCATTCATTGTCGTTTAAAGTATTGGAGAGTTCCAAAAAGGATGCCAAATACAATTGAAGGTCAAGCGGAATATTGGAAGAAGTATTACAATACGGAAGGTGGGAAGGGTGACCCAGAACACTTTATTGAATCAGTTAAGAAGTGGATGATATAGATGCCGCAAATTAACAGACCTGATACAAGTACATGGAGTTACCTATCTAGAAAGTTAGAAGCCTTTAAAGAAAGACGTTCTTTAATGGATATAGTAAGTGGTGGCGAATATAAAACTTCAAAAGACTTGCCATCTTTTAAAGAGTTATATGATGTAGCAGCGGAGCGTCAAGCAGCGCACATGGCTGAGGAGATTTTACCCGGAAGTGGTGTAACGCAAGGTACTTTATATGATATAGTTACCGGGACAGCTGGAATAGCTAAATTTGGAGGAGGAGCTGTTAAAGCAGGTGTTAAAGCAGTTAAAAAAATAAGAAGTATTCAAAAGTTAAAAAATCAAAAAGAAATTATTAAAAATATATCAAAGCATCCTATGACTGAATCAAGCACTGCTGAATTAAAACAAATTAGTAAAGAAATTGAGACTTATTTGGGGCCACAAAGATCGGCTAAGATAATGAAACAAGGAGGTAGAGCGGAAGCTAAACCTGTTAGAACATCTGATAGAGTAAAGTGGGAACAAGTTAATGAAAGATTAGAAAATCTAACAAAAAGAGAAGGTGGAATAGTAAGGGTAGAATATGAGAAGAGTTTGGATTTAACTACCCCTCAAGCTGTTGCTAGGCTAACAAAACAACAACAAATTGAAAGAGAAAAACTGAGAGAAGAAAAAAGGTTATTTCGGGAATTAGGTGGATCACAGAGAGGTAAATTGAGGAAAGGTGTTTTGTAATGGCAAGAACAACAAATAAAAAAAGAGCACAGGTAAACAAACAACTTTGGGAGAGAGCCAATAGTAGTCATAGGCAGAGGTGGCAAACCTTAAGTCAGAAAGGTTTTGATTTCTATCTTAATGAACAGTTGTCAAGAAAAGAAATGGATGACTTAGAAGAATCTGGTATGCCCACATTTATTATTAATAGGGTAACTCCAATTGTTGAGATAATGAAATATTTTGTAACTGCTAATAATCCAAGATGGAAAGCAGTTGGAGCTACCGGTGATGATGTAGATGCGGCTCAGGTTCATTCTGATATTGCAGATTATTGTTGGTATCTATCTAATGGTAAATCTTTATATAGTCAAGTAGTCCTAGATAGTTTAACCAAAGGTATTGGATATTTTCTTGTAGATGTTGATAAAGATGCAGACAGAGGAATGGGCGAGGTTAATTTTAGTAGAATTGATCCTTATGATGTATATGTTGATCCAGCCAGTAGAGATTTCTTATTAAGGGATGCTACATTTGTTATTATAAGAAAGAACCTTTCAAGGTCTAAACTAATAAATATGCTACCCGACCATGCTGCTAAAATCAAAAAAGTATCTAGAAGTAGTGAGATTGTTTCATATTCTGGTAGAGATACTGAGGAATCTTTTAGCATACAACCAGAAGATATTACAATGGGTGTGAACTTGGATGCTGAAGATGATGATATAATTGCATACTATGAAACATACTCAAAGAAAAAGTTTGCTTATAGGAATGTATTCATAAGAGTAAAACCTTCACCTGCTGCTCTTGATAATATTCAAGAAGAAGTTGGAAGACAAATAGAGGATTTTCAAAAGGAGATTGAAGTAAGTCTTATTGAAAAGGAACTACAATTGACACAGGCAGTCGAAGCTGGTGAAATGGTTCCTGAGAGGATGCAACTTGAGATGGAAAGAGCCAAAGAAATGTCTGCTCAAGCCATTGAAGAACAAAGAATGACATTAATGGCTGAAGCTCAGGAAAAAGCTACGGTAATTAAACAAGAGATAATGAGAGATGAAGACTTTCAGATTCTTATGAAGAACCCTGAGACTAAAAGAAATATTGTTGATGCAGTAAAGTTTTACGAAAATAGAGTCATTTTAACATGCTCCGCTGGGGATGATGTATTCTTATATGAGTACCAGCTGCCGATTAGTGAGTACCCAATAGTTCCAATTCCATATACATATACTGGAACACCATATGCAATGAGTGCAGTCGTACCTCTGATTGGGAAGCAGCAAGAGATAAATAAAGCTCATCAAATAATGCTACATAATGCAAATTTAGCTTCCAATCTTAGGTGGATGTATGAAGAAGGATCAGTTCCTGAAGAAGAATGGGAACAGTATTCATCATCTCCCGGAGCTTTGTTAAAGTATAGACAAGGATTTACTCCTCCAACACCTGTTTTACCTGCTCCAATTAATAACGCTTTTTATACCATTACTCAGGAAGGAAAAGCTGATGCAGAATATATCAGTGGAGTACCTTCAAGTATGATGGGTTTTACGCAGGAGCAACCAGAAACTTATCGTGGATTACTTGCCAATGATGAATTTGGAACAAGAAGATTAAAGGCTTGGATGGGTTCAATAGTCGAACCTTGTTTGGAACATCTTGGTAGAGTATTTCAAACCGTATCTCAGAATCATTATTCGATAGAGAAAGTATTTAGAATTGTACAACCAGAGGCAGGTCAAACACCTCAAGAACAAGAAAAAGAAGTGAAGATAAATATACCAGTATATAATGATTTTGGAGAATCAATTGGTAAATTTAGGGATTATGCCACTGCGAGGTTTGATGTAAGGATAGTAGCCGGAGCAACAATGCCTGTAAATAGATGGGCATTACTGGAAGAATATTTCAGGTGGTTCCAATCTGGTTTAATTGATGATATAGCAATGTTGGCTGAAACAGATATAAGAGGTAAGAAACGAATAGTGGAAAGAAAATCATTATATGCTCAATTACAGGGTCAACTGTCTCAAATGGAGGAAGCGGTAAAGGACAAAGATGGAACAATCGAGACTTTGGAACGTCAACTTGTACAGGCTGGTATCAAAATGAAGGTCGGACAGGCCTCTAATGAAATTAGAAAAGATGTAATAGAAACTGAATCTCAACAAAAATTATTGAGAGGAATGTTGAAAGTAGAATTTCAAAAACTTAAAGAACAAATGAATGATGACTTATCAGAAAAAGAACAACAAAGTAAAAAAGAATAGTTGTATATTTGCTGTTAAGTTTAATAACTTAAGTAAATAAAAGGAGAATAGTGATGGCTTCAGATCAAGTAGGCAACGTCGATAAGACCCCCGAAAGTAAGAACGCACATTCCAATACCGTAGATACTGTAATGGATGGAGTGGGGGATGATTTCTTCCAAGCCCTCGATGAAAGTGTAAATGGCGGTATATTGAGCGATACTTCGCAACCAACCTCGGAAAATAACAGTGGTAATACGCTGACGAGCCAGAGTGAAGTACAAGAAGGTTCTGCTGACAATAAAGTAGAGTCTTTGAAAAAAAGGTATAGTGATTCAAGTAGAGAAGCAAAAAGGCTAAATGGAAAGCTCCAAGAGCTTGAGCCTTATATGCCAATCCTTGACGCTATGCGAGATGACCCTAATTTAATTTCTCATGTGAGGAATTATTTTGAGGGTGGTGGTCAGACACCGCAAAATATGGCTGAGAAACTCAACCTTCCAGAAGATTTCGTGTTCGACGCTGAAGAAGCTTTTGCAACTCCCCAATCGGATTCTGCGAAAGTTCTTGGGGCAACGATTGACGGAATTGTTCATCGTAGGCTAAATACTGCTTTAAGTGGACAAAGGGTTGAAAACCAAAGGTTGGCAAGTGAAAACTCCTTTCGTTCAAAATATGATATGACGGACGATCAATGGGGTCAATTTGTTAACTACGCAAAATCGAAGTCGCTCGAACTTGATGATATTTATTATCTAATGAATCGTTCAAATAGGGACGAACAAATTGCTGATAACACAAGAGAAGAATTGCATCAAAAGATGCGAGAGGTTCAACAAAGACCCGGTTCTCTTGCTACTACCGGCGGAGCGCAGGTCGAGGAATCTCCTGATGACCGAGTATTCGATGCTATATTAGGTTCTGACACGATGTTAGACGAGGTCTTTGGTATTTAATAATATCTAAGGCCTTAAACCTTAAATAAAAGGTGATAATATGGCTGATGTATTACAACTCAGTACTTATTCTGATGTAGCATCTTGGTCTGATGGAACATCGAAAGACACTGGTGACCTTAGGCGAAAGTATAATTTTGGAGACCGTGTTTCCGAATTAGCTATTGCTCAAGACCCTTTCTTTCGTTTTGTTTCTAAAGTAGCCAAGAAACCTACAGACGATCCTGAGTTTAAATTCACAGAAAGACGCCCGTCGTATCATAAAAGATATGCATATGTTGTCGGTTTTTCTTCAAGCGGAAGTAAAACAGTAAACGATGCAACTCTTGTGGACACAGATGGAGCTTCTTTACTTACAAGCACAGGTCAACAAGTTAAGGTCTACTTAGCTACTGACTACAAATCAAGTGGTAATCTTGGCAGTTCTATTGGTAATTCTGCAAATGACGTACTAGTTGGTGCAAGCGGTACACAACCTGGTTTTCTTATAGAAGATCAGATTCTAAAAATACCCTTGAACAACAGTACAGCTTCAGCTGCTGAAATTACTTCGGTAGATGTCGATGATTACATTCTTGTTCGTGTAGATACTGTGCATGCAAGTGAGAATACTTCATATGCTACTTTTGATACAAGCGACGGAGCTGCGGATAGCGCAAGAAGCGTTTATTCCGTACCGGTCACAGGAACTATTGTTAAAGCTCCTGCAGCTGCTAGTAGTACAGAATTAACTTCTTATGTTAATAATGTACCATTAGGAACGGCTTATCACGCAAATATAGCTAACGTACTTGAAAAAATGCGTTGCTATGTTGTAGGTAACGCTCACGGTCAAGGTTCAGGTTATCCAGAAACTTGGAAAGATCAACCTTTCTCAACC